GACGGTTGGAGGCCGTCGACTGATGAATCGATGCCGCACCTGCAAGTTCTTCATGCCCGACGCCGAGGCCGACCACGTCGGCGACTGCCACCGCTACCCGCCGACGTGGCAGCCCGTCCCGATGTGGATCGAGTTGCCCGACCGCGCCCGCGGCCGCCAAGCTGACACCGGCTATCAGCACATCGAGGTCGAGCAGCAGACCGCCTACCCGGCCGTCGACGCCGAGGGCTGGTGCGGCGAGCACCGGCAGCTCGCGTTCCCGCGCGACGAGGAGCAGGCGTGACGCGGCGCGGCGACTGGTGGGACCGGCGCGAGCCGGCGCTGGGCTGCGCGCTCGCGATCGTCGCGTCGGCGTGCGCGTGGGCCGGCGTGGTCGCGCTGGCCGCAGCGCTGAGCGGCTGCACGCCGGTGCCGCAGCCGCTCGACGAGGCGCGAGCTCGCGCGCTGCAGCCGGTCGACCTGACGCCGGCGCTGGCCGTGCGCGCGCAGGCCGAGGCGACCTACACGCACGAGCAGCGCGCGTCGGTGCACGTGCGCCCGATGCCGGGCCTGCCCGACGTCGTCGGCGGCTTGCCGATCGTCGTGCCGCCGGACCGGCGGCCGGTCGTCGGCCGGCGCTGGTCGGTCGGCTGGGTCACCCGGCCGGTCGCCGACAAGAAGGGCCGCCGGCCCGACCGCGCGGCGGCGCTGCTCGTCACGCTGCGCCCGCCGGGCCCGCCGCAGCCGGTGCCCGGCGGGCGGGGCGTCATGCTGCAGGTGCCGCCCGACTACGTGCTGACGCCGACGCGCGTCGACGAGCTGTCCGATCCGTCCGGCCCGTTCGCGTTCGAGCAGGACGGGGACGGACGGATCCGCTTGTCGCTGTGGCTGCCGCAGCAGCTGTTCGGCCTGTCGGCGTGGATGCAGCTGCTCGTCGCCGACGAGCGCGTCGCCGCGGGCTGCGTGTCGACGCCGGTCGTCGAACTCCACGTCGGGAGTCGATGACGGAGCCGCCGCGGCAGTCTGGCGGCAGCCGCGAACGGCCGCGGCAGTCTGGCGGCAGCCGCGAACGGCCGCCGCGCGTCGGCGACGACGTCGTGCAGTGGGCGCGCGACCTGCGCGAGCACCACGGCTACACGTTCAAGCAGGTGGCCGAGACGATCGGGCAGCCCTATGAGACGGTGCGCAAGTGGCTGCGCTACACTCGGCGTCCGTTCTTGCGCCGGAACTACCACCGACCATGACCCGGAAGTATGCGATGACAGTCAAGGAAGCGGCCGAGCTCGTGATCTCGCGCGTCGCCCGCGGCGTGCGCGTCGACCATGCGTGCAAGAACGTCGGCGACTTCGGCGGCTTCACGAAGCTCAAGTTCCGCGCAGCGCTGCGCAAGCACCCCGAGCTGTTCGACGCCTACCGGCAGGCGCGCGAGGACTACGTGCGCGAGCAGGCCGACGAGGTGATCGCGCTCGCCGACGAGCTGGAGTTCGCGACCGACGCGCTGCAGGTGCGCGCGATGGAGGCGCGGATCAAGGCGCGGCAGTGGGCGGCCGAGCGGCTGCTCGACGACTACCAACCCAAGAGCAAGACCGAGCACAGCGGCACCGCGTCGCTGGAGGTCATCACCGGCGTGCCGCGCGCACCCGAGCAAGTCAAAGAGGTCGAGCACCGCGTGCTCGACGACGTTGAGGATCTGCTATGAACTACACGACCTGCAAGTTCTACGACCAAGAAGGCAAGCCGATCGGCGACGCGCTCGTCTCCGACGAGGTCGACGTCGTCCAAGCCGGCGACAAGGTCTACCTGCGCGGTGACCTTTACGACCCCGAGCTCAAGAACCAGTTCGGCGAGGTCGAAGCCCCGCAGGTCTCGATGATCTTCAGCGCGTGACGAAGTTCACCGAAACGCACTGTCGACACGGTCACAAGTGGACCGACGAGAACACCTACCTCTACATCGACAAGCGCACCGGCGGCGTGACCCGGCGCAAGTGCCGGCAATGCACGCTGCGCCGGCTCGGCAAGAAGCGAGCGCTCGGCCGCATGCGGGTCGCGATGAACGCGCCCGCACCCCGCACGCTGCGCGATGACTCGATCGAATGCCTGCGCGTGAACCGCATCACGCACCTACAGGAAGAGCTCGACCGTGAGACGCGCGCGTGGGTGCGCGAGGAGATTCGCGCCAAGATCGCCGAGCTGAAGGACAGCGGATGCGCCTAGCTATTCCCTACGAGCCGCGCGACTGGCAGCGCGAAGCGCACACGCGCATGCGCCGCTTCAACGTGCTGGTGCTGCACCGACGCGCCGGCAAGACCGAGCTCGCAATGATGGAGCTGCTCGACCGCGCGCTCCGGTTCACCGCCCCGCTCGGCGTGTTCGTCTACGTGGCGCCGCAGCTCAAACAGGCGAAAGCTGTCGCCTGGGCACGTCTGAAGCAGATCGTTGCACCGTTCCTGCAGACCGGCCACGTGTCGGTGAACGAGTCGGAGTTGTCGATCAGCTTCAAGCACAACGGCGCGCTGATCCGGCTGTTCGGCGCCGACAACCCCGACGCGCTCCGCGGCCTGCGTCTCGACTTCGCCGTGCTCGACGAGGTCGCGCAGATGAAGCCCGAGCTCTGGTTCGAGGTCTGCCGGCCGGCGCTTGCAGACCGCGAAGGCGGCGCGCTGTTCATCGGCACCGTCAAGCGCGTCGACCTGTTCAGCCAGATCTACCACGTCGGGCTCGAACGCATGAACGAGGGCGACGACTGGTATGTCGGACTCTGGACCTGCTACGAGACCGAGGGCCTGTCCACCCGCGAGATCGAGGAGATGCGCAGCACGATGTCCGAGCAAGCCTTTGCTCGCGAGATGCTCTGCGACTTCTCGGCACAGGGCGACGACCAGCTGATCTCGCTGAACGACGTGCAGCTGTCGGGCGCTCGCAGCTACCAGCCCGGCGACCTCGCCGCGTCGCCGATCGTGCTCGGCGTCGACGGCGCCCGGTTCGGCAACGACCGCTCGGTGATCGTGCGGCGCCAGGGCTTGCAGATGTTTCAGCCGGTCGTGATGCGGAACCTCGACAACATGCAGCTCGCCGCGCGCGTCTCGCAGGAGATCGAGCAGCACAAGCCGCACGCCGTGTTCGTCGACGCCGCCGACGCCGGCGTGATCGACCGGCTGCGCATGCTCCACTATTCGATCACCGAGGTGCCGTTCGGCGGCAAGGCAGCCAAGGAAGAGCTTTACATCAACAAGCGCACCGAGATGTGGTTCAAGATGCGCGACTGGATCAACGCCGGCGGCGCGATCCACGACGAGCTCACGCTCAAGCAAGAGCTCGCCACGCCGGTCTACGAGTTTGACGCGCGCGGCCGTTACAAGCTCGAATCCAAAGACGACATCCGCGAGCGCCTGCCCGAGGCCGGATCGCCCGACATCGGGGACGCGCTGGCCCTTACGTTCGCCGCGGATCTGCCGCCGCCGAACATCCACGTCGACTACGACCCGACGCACCCGTTCGCGCCGCCGGTGGCGCAGCGGCCACGCAACGAGCGCAAGGGCACCTACCACCCGCTGGAGCACTGGCGGCAGCGGCGCTAGGGGCCCAAACGCGCGCGACCCTGTGGCAGTTTCTGCGCTCGTGGACGTGCGAATCGACAAGCTGCGCTGTTGCGACATGCAAGAGCACGGGCTCGCTCTGCTTGAGGCAAACGCGCAGGAGACTGGGCACCGCGAGCTCGACGTAGAGTGGAGCAGCTACTACCGGGCAGAAGCCCGGCACAACCTGCTCATGTTCGGCGCGTGGGTCGACGAGGAGCTGATCGGCTACGTGATCGGCTTCTACTTGGACAACCATCCGCAGCACGCGAACTGGGCGCACGTGCACGTCGACGCCTTGTTCGTTCGCCCCGACTACCGCGCGCGGTCGTCGGCGGGGCTGCAGCTGATGTCCACGATGAGCAGGGCGGCAAAGTCGCTACGCGCGACGTCGGTGCTGTGGGCAGCGAAAGTCGGGACTGGGTTCGAGCACGCGCTCGACAGCCACGGCCGCTACCGCAAGGTCGAAGTGATCTACGAGGAGCAACTCTGATGGGTATTGGCGCAGGGACGGCAATGTTGATCTCGGCCGCGGTGGGTGCGGCTACGGCGGGCTCGCAGATGGTGATGCAGAAGCAGGAAGGCGACAAGGCTGCGAAGCGCGCGCAGGAAGAGAAGGCCGCTGGCGAGTCTGCAATGGTGTCGCAGAAGCGCGAAGAGGACATGGCGAACCGGGCGGCGCAGCGTGAGCAAGCCGATCCGATGGCGATCCTCGAAGCCGAGCAAGACGCTGCCGGCACGATGAACCGCACGCGCCTGAGCGGGCAGGGCGGCGTCGACCCCGAACAACTTCGCTTGGGCACCGCTGCCCTGCTGGGAGAGTAAGCCATGGCCGCAGCCGCCGAGTTCAGGAACAAGAGTGGGCAGACTCTGGTTCAGCAGATGCAGGACCGGTGGCACCGGCTCGACACAATCTTCAGCTCGTGGAAGAGCCACGGCATGGAGATCTCACGCAACTACCTTCCGTGGTCCGGCCGGTTCTGGGTCGAGGACCGCAACGAAGGGTGGATGCGGAACCAGGACATCATCGACAACACGCCGCAGCGCGCGATTCAGATCCTGTCCGCGGGCCTGACCGCGGGCGCGAGCTCGCCGGCGCGGCCGTGGTTTCGCATGGGCGTGCGCGACCCTGAGCTCGCGCGCAAGCACGACGTCCGCGTGTTCCTCGACGATGTCACGCGCATCATCTTGAAGACGTTTTCCGGCTCGAACGTCTACCGCGCGCTGCAGCAGATCTACACCGACTGCCCGCTCTATGGCACCGCGGCGGCGATCCTCGTGCCGCACCCGGAGCGGACCGTGCACATGCACGTCCTGCCGTTCGGCCAGTTCCGCGCGGCGTCCGGCCCCGACGGTGACGTGCAGACGCTCTACCGCGAAATGGAGATGTCGGTCGCGCAGGTCGTGCGCGAGTTCGGCATCGACAAGGTCAGCGACCGCGTCCGCACCCTGGCCGAGAACAACGGGCAAGACGAGCCGGTGACTGTCCGGCACGCGATCGAGCCGCGCGTCGACCGTGACTTCCGGGCGCGCGACAACAAGAACATGCCGTGGCGCTCGATCTACTGGGAGGTCGCGCAGCAGCCCGACCGCACCAGCAAGGTGCTGCGCGAGTCGGGCTTCAACCGGTTCCCGGCGGTCGTGCCGCGGTGGTCGCTGATTCCCGGCGACGACTACGGCAGCGGGCCCGGCATGAACGCGCTCGGCGACGTGATCCAGCTGCAGCAGGAGCAGTTCCGCAAGAGCCAGCTGATCGACTTCGCTGCTGACCCGGCGATGCTGCTGCCGTCGGACATGAAGAACCAAGAAGTCGATCTGGCGCCCGGCGGCAAGAACTACACCGACGCGACTGGTTCAAACCGGGGCGGCCCGCTGTGGCAGGTCGGGCAACAGCTGCAGCCGCTTCTGATGGACATCCAAGACGTCCGGCAGCGCATCAACAGCTGCTGGTTCGCGGACATGTTCCTGATGATCGCGAACACCGACAAGAACATGACGGCAACCGAGGTCGCCGAGCGGCACGAAGAGAAGCTACTCATGCTCGGGCCTGCGCTCGAACGCTTGCACAATGAGCTCTTGGAGCCGCTCGTCAACCTCACATTCAACTACTTGTTGGAGGCCGGCGAGCTTCCGCAGATCCCCGAAGAGCTCGTCGGCAACACGGTCGAGATCGAGTTCGTCTCGATGCTGGCGCAGACGCAGCGCGCTGTTGGCGCGAAGAGTATCGACCGGTTCATGGCGACCGCCGGCGCCGCCGCGCAGCTGAAGCCAGAGATCCTTGACCGGCTCAACGCTGACGAGTTCGTCGAAGACTTGGCCGAGCGTTTGAGCGTTCCGCAGCGCATGCTTGTCTCGCGCGAGGAAGCTGACGAGCTCCGCGAGGCGCGCAACCAGATGCAGGCGGCGCAGGCGCAGACGGAGCTGGGTCAGCAGCAAGCCGGCATCGCGAGCGAGCTCGCGAAGGCGCAAGAGATCGCGCCGGTGCCACCCGAGCAACAGTTCTCGCAGGTAGCCGGTAGCTGATGCGACGCAACGGAGAGGGCAACTTCGGCCGTATTCCGCAGCCGAACGAAGGCCGCGGGAAGTCGCTGCAGCAAGCTGGCGGCCTCCCTACCGAAGGGCCAGAGCTCGCGCGGCACCTGCGTCGTGCGCAGTTTGCTCGCGCGGTCGGCGAGCTCTCCGACGTCGACATCGACACGAACGCGCCCGAGCTGAACCAGGGTCTGATCTGGAACGGCGAGAACTGGGTGCCCGGCGCCGGCGGCGGCACGGTGCTCATCGAAGTGCGCAATGAGTCGGGCACAGCTATCGCGCGCAACGCCGCCGTCTACGTGTCGGGCGAGCACACCAGCGGCAAGCCGCTGGTCGATCTAGCTGACGCTAGCGACAACGCTTTGATGCCTGCGATCGGGCTTGTGCAAGACGAGATCCTGAACAACACCGAAGGCTACGTCATCGCCGCCGGTAGCGTCGAAGGGTTGCAGCTCGACCCCGCCGTCTACAACGACGGCGACGCGCTCTACGTCAGCGCCTCGACGCCGGGCGCGCTGACTAACGTCAAGCCGACGGGCTACAGCGCAGGCCCGCCCGAAGCGGTCGACAAGGTCCAGAAGGTTGCGCTGGTGACGAAGGTCAGCAGCAACGCGACTAGCAACAACGGCTGGGCGATCGTGATGGGCGCGGGTCGCGTCAACGATCAGAACAACGAGATCGTCCGGTTGATCGGTCGCAAGAACGAGGTCGGCGTGTTCGACGGCACGTCTACCGACACCAGCCTCGGCCCGTCACCCGGCGCGCCGATTGCCGACAACAGCACGATCTACGACGCGCTGACGGCGATCACGCAAGACCTCGGCGTGCCGAACGACGGTTCCGTCACGACCAACAAGCTGGACAGCAACAACAGCATCGTGGTCCTGACGGGCGTGCCGTTGGGTAACCCCGACTTAGATAAGTTTGACGACTACACGTATCCAGGCCCGCCCTCTGTTGTCTACGAGACGGTAATCCCTGAC